AAGGGCGCGACACCCACGTAATAGACGTTAGTCGATTACGGTTTCCAAATATTCGCTCCAAAAGAGCAAAATATGAGGAGTCGCTTTACGAGACGGACTATACCGTTTAGTACAGTGTACAAAACGGGTCCCGATAATGACCTCGGAGGTGCTGTTAAAACCTCCTAAATCAACTGCAGACGATCCCACTCTAGATATTAAAATATCAGAAGAACGGGATTTGACTGCAGACGCAACAGATATCTTCTCAGAACAGTGGCGCGAAATATGCCACAAGAGAAGAGATCGCCAACCCAAGGTCTTCCTGACCTTGTGAGTCTGACCATACCCCTTAAAAACGGGGAAACCGAACGTCTCTCGACGGCGGTTACGGTCAGTGTACAACTTTTTGGTGCGCCATGCCTGTGTTGGAGTGATCCAAACACCTGCACGTGTATCGTCCTGGAAAGGAACGGTACTTAAACGCTCGGTTTTGACTAGTTTCTTAAGAATGGCCCATAAAGGGCCCTCCCACGAAATAAGTACTAAACCGTTTACAACGTGACTCAAAGCGGACTTTTCCCTAATATTAGGACACTCCCTTAAGTAAAAAGGAGTGACAAGTCTACCTTGGTAGTAGTCACACCCACAGCTCTCGCGAAAACGAGAGTCGGGGTTAAAAAAGGATTTCTCCTTATTAGTTGTAAAACCAAGAAAGTTCAGCAGTTTGATCAGTCGTGGGGCCAATTCGTTTTCCAATATGATATCATCACCATATACGGAAAACTTTTTGGCACCTACGGCCTTACAAGCTGCTGCAAAGATCAGAGTTTCTAAAGTAAAGGTATAGCCGTTCCCCATAGAGGAGAATTTGGCGTATTTACCTTTGCCCCAGGAAGCTCTGTACTCGGATGAACGGAACGTCTCAAAAAGACGAAACCAATCAGCAGGCAACAGATAAGCTAAAGCATTATAGCTCAACGTATCTGAAGCCATAGCCAAGTCGATAGTAGCGAAGCTACCATCAATTGAACCCAAACGGGCCAATTCTTGGTTACGAGTCTGGAACCGCAAATCAATACCCCACTTCTTGAGCTTACGCTTAAGAAGAGAATCCAACGAAAGTTGGAACGGAGTATTGTGTGTGGGCTCTTTCGCAATAGTGCGATGAGTTTTCCAGTTCTTTGGTACTGTTATCACTGCATTTTCTGTAGTGGTAACAAATCTCATATCGTCGGGGTCGTGACCGATCAAAGATCGGGCTAACCTTGCGATATACGGGACAGCACGTGGCGTACATTTCACTTTACCTGAAACTTTCAGAAAAGGGAATGAACGCCTACGTGTACGGTCCTCGGTTGCTCCACTGGTGAGGCGGATAGAGGACTCAATTGAGTCTCCTACCGAACCATCCAGATCACCCAAAAGCACAGCAATGTACTTTTGCATCTTGGCCACTTCAACTCCTAATCCTGCCGGTATTCGGTCAGGGTGGAAGTAGTAATGATCAAGACGTTTGTTGGTGATTCGACACCTCTTTTCTCCTAAGAGAAAGGCGTCGCGTGCCGCGGTTTCACACCGCGTACTATCGGATAGCGTTGCGTTCTTCTTGAACAACGCACCAATTTGCCTACAATGTAGGACACGCTGGATATCTTCTGAAAGATACTCTTCATCAGAGATCTCACCAAGCGAAGCTAGAGACTTAATGTCCCGAGCCCGCAACATACCTTCGACGCGTTTTAGCGTGTCAGGATATGCGTGGAGCAGAGTTTCTGCTAAATTCCGTGCTAGGATCCAAGGATCCAATCTCCCTTTCGAGAGGTACGGTTGGGGTTTCATATGAATACTCCAATAAGGCCATTACGAGGTCATTGCGACTCTCGTATTATCAAGTGAATAAAGGACACACATGCAATGGAAACCATTACAATACGTGTCCACAAAGCTAGTACGGAACAGGAATTTCCTGCCCGTTGAACAACGCCTATCATTTCCGTCTCCGGAAAAGATTGGCGCAAGTTCGTACCAAGCAAATTAAGACGTGCAGCAAATCGCTGATAAGTCTTCGTTTACTGGACATAGCTTTGCGAATTTACCATATTGGTAAATTGATCACTTGCTACGAAGTCACGGAAATCGGCGAGTGCCGCCGTGACGTCAGCAGATTGGCCGTTCGCAGGATAGCGAACTTTAGCAGAGAAACTCACTTTCGATGACAGAACATTACCGTCAACGTCAGTGGTACCGAAAATAACCATCAATTCAGATTCGCCAATGGCGGCTGAATTGCTGGGCACTTTTCGCTTCTGAATAAGAAGCTTGGGTGCAGAGACCGTATGTCCTAAGATCTCGTATGTTCGCCTGTTTTCCGAATCGGAAAATTCAGCGATGGTCGTTAAAAACGAAGCCATGATATACCTCCAAGGTATGTTTAGTCTATTCGGCTCGCAAACAATGCAATAATATCAACTATTTTTGCAGGGTCTAGCGAAACGACTAGTTGCGGCGTTAATGAAGGAAGCGATGCGGGTGTTCTCGTCAGCAGAGTTGCTGATGAGGTCCCGCCCCCACTTGCGTGGGGCATTGTAGCATTAGCTCCTGAACCGGGGCCAACTCCGCTAACAAAAGCAGAGCCAGTCTCGGTAAATTTCGTACTAATGGAACCTGAAAAGCCAGTTGCATTTTGCATGACTTGCCAGGCTCCAAGAGCTGGGCCGACTGAAACAAACCAGTCAGCTACGAAACTAAAAGGAACTAGTTCCCATGCCGTAATTGGCATAGAAACTAAAGCATTCACCGAAGATGATGAATACTTTACTGTTACAGACGCACGGACAGATACACTCCTCTTAATGGTTTCTACGTAGTCGTGAGACACGTAGTAACCAGTAAAGGGGAAGTTTTCAACGGACTGATCGTCCGTTGATATACCTGCCCGTCCTTCCACGAATTCATCGCGAAAAGGATGGTCCATGAAGCCAACGATTGACTGGATATCGTAACCTAATATCCGCCAACCGTAGCGCCATTCTAACCAAGCGTCAGCAGTCGCTTTAAGGGACTGCTTATTGAGCTTCCGGGCATCAGAGATGAACCCGGCAGCACGCTTCCGCGCACCTGTTAACAATGAAACTGTCTTCTGAATCTCAGCTAGCATAGTGCCAGCATCGAGTTCAGGAGCAGAGTTAGCAAGTGCGGCTTGCAGAAGGCCATCAGTATTGATGTCCTTCACCATCTCGATAACGTGTCCTTCAGCAGCCCCCAAAGTGGTGGTTGCATTAGGCACGGTTCTGACAGAGTTTACAGAATAGTCGTAAGACTTTTCTAAAACGCTTCCAGAATATCTTGCGTACCTTCCACGATAAATCCCGTGAGGGCTGTTCACCTCTGCATCAAAACGCTTATAAGCGTTATGAGGCAAAAGCTGACCGCTCTTTTGGGCTTTATGGAATTCAGGCGTAGTACTGCCTGAATACCAACCTCGCTTAATCTTAGTGGTTTTCATTTCCGACCAACTATTGGGCGGATCTGGACCATAGATATGAGTGTAGGTGTGGTTAACTGACACATCTGTGTCAGGTTGGTCGTAAGAACGAGATGGCATGAGATAATCTCCATGCAAGACTAGACAACAAGGGCCGCGCCTTGCGCCGTGTTTGGAGTCACAAAAGTATGACACTCTAAAATCTTGGATAATTCCAAAATCTAGAGCCGACACCCCCG